TCCACGCTCGTCCGTCCAACCAGCAATCTGAATGACAGCCGCTTCCAACGAAGTCTCGTTGAGGTCAGAAGCCGTCAGACGGTTGCTGTTGGTGCCACCCGAAACAAGCGGGTGATCCGCCGCGAACAGAGCCTTGCCGTCACCACCGGGGTAGGACGAAGAGAAGCCGTTGTTCAGGACAGATGCCGCCTTGACCTGCTTCGTGTACGCCATGGCGCGAGCAAGAGCCTTCGTATAACGCTTGCTGAGCGAGTCGTACAGGTTGTCTTCAACCGCTTCTTCCGTGATGGAGAAGCCGAGAGCGATGGTCTCGTGGCTGTAACGAGCAGTCCACGCTTCCTGTGCGTTGTCATACGCAATCGCAGCACCTTCGGCCTTCACCGGAGCGGCGCTGAAACCAGAAAGTTTGGTCTCCTCTTCAAAGGAACGCTCGGAAGTCTCAGTCTCGTAGATTTCCTTGTGTTCCTCACCATAGGTCTTGTACTCAAGGCCGAACAGGGCGTTCAAACCCGGCAGGAGTTCCTTAAGTAATTGTGCACGTGAAATAGCCATTTCTTAGAACTCCCTTATTAAACGCCGACGGGGCAGTTGTAAGCGTGACCACCAACAATCAACGAAACGCTCGTGAGGTACGGTGCATTGAACTTCACGATAACTTCGGGATAGTAGGTAGTGCCGCTCGAAACAAACGCCGTGTCTTCGACTACATCAACGATACGCATCGGCAGAGACCGGGTGGTCGCAACCGAAGACAGCAGGAGACCCCGCTGCGAGTCGTTCGTCGTCGTGTTCAGCGCCTCGTCAACCAGTGCAACGTTGGCACCGATATCCTCGTACGTGAACCCGCTCGTGGTCGAGACGTTCAGGGACGCCGAAACGCCCACAGCCTTGAACAGGGTGTTCGGATCATCAGCCACATACGCCGTAACGTACGTGCCGGACTTCACCGAAGTGCCCGAAATCCAAGCCTGCGAGAAGGTCGGCTGACCCGTCACAGTGGACACGAACGAACAGCCCAAGAACACACCGGCAAAGCCAGCGTCCGGGGGCGTCGTCGTCGAGGTGGAGACAGAGATGGTGCCGCTTGAGGTCAACTGAACCGGATCGCCGTAGCCAATGCTCGCAGCACTGGACGCAATACGACGCTGGCGCGTGGCCCCGGCAAACACCTGCCCGCCGATCAGATTGATCGGCTTCAAGCCATACGGCTTGTCAACAGTAGGATATGCCATTAGTTACTCCAAAAAAAGAAGTTATTTACCCTTGCCGAACGAGACCGTAGTCTTCTTCTCACTGAAGAGGGGCATACGCTCATCGTTCAGCCTCATAAAGTTGTTGTCTACCGACTGCAGTTGAGCCTTTGCTTGCTGCGCGTAGTAGTCATCGCGCTGCTTCATCAACTCTTCCGGAGCCTTACACAACAACAAGCCACCGATCTCAATGTTTCCCTTAAAGCGGGAGTTGGGATCGGACATATGCATCAACTCCGGATGGTCTTCAGCCTTCACAGGCTCCCAACCTTCACGAAGTTTTGCGGAGGTATTCGATGGGTCAGCAGTTCCCATAATACTTGTCCGGATGTAGCGGAACACCCAACCCGGCTGCGGCGTAGGTGCCGGAAGCGTCTGGGGTGGAGTCCAAGTTTTTGTGCGCTGCGTCGATTCTCTATTTTCGACTTCACGATCAAGACGATTGTTAACCATTGTCGTTCTCCAGTTTCATAAGTTCTCGTGCGTACTGCTCGTTGCTCAGACCTAATTTCTTAGCGATAGCAACTTGAGTCGGTGTCAGGCGTACCTGACGAGGCGCGGTTGAACGCGTCACCGGAGCCACCACGTTGGCCTGTTTGGTGCGAGTGGGCTTTTCGGCCTCCCTCGTTTGAGTCGGCTTTTCTTCCTGTTCTACTTCCTCATCGAAGTAGTCAGGGAATCGCTTCCTCATCGTCGAGTCGATCTGGCGATAGTAATCATCGCTACGCAAATCTACTCCAGACCTTTCTAACTTAGCGTGCAGTCCAAGTGCGAGGGCGGTCATTTCCTCGTCTACGCCAAACCAAGGGTTTTTCTGTCTCCATACTTCGGCTTTCGGGTCGATTGCTGGAGCAGAAGCCTGTGGCGCTTGAACTTGTTGAGATGGTTGTACACCCGATTCTTGGGCTTGTAAAGTAGGCTGAAATCTAGAGTATTGCTGCAGCCGAAGTTTGGCATCGGTCAGTGACTCCTGAGCCTCTGCGATCTTTTCGGAATCGCCAGCCTCATAAGCCTGCTTTAGCCTGTCTTTGGCTACACTAAGTTCATTGTTAGCAGCCTTAGTAACTTCTTGGATAAAGGCACGTTCGCCTACACCAAGTCGCTGCTTAAGCCGCCTATTCTCCTCATACTGCTGTTGGGCAAACCGGACGGCTTCCTCTTTCTCACGGGCAGCACGTTCTTTTTCCCGGCGCTCGTCGTGCCAGACTTTCTTCATCTGGGAGAGGCGCTTCTTGACCTTGTCGGAATACTCCTCAAGGTCATCCTTCTCCAGTTCGTCCACGATGTCCTTGGGCAAAGGTTTACGGCCCCGGTCTTCCGGCGGGGTATCGTCAATAACCTCAACCTTGAATTCGTCTTCTGCGGCCTCTTTGGTCTCAGCCGCTGCCTTTTCCTGATCTATTTCATCAGGAAACTTATACTCTTCTTTGTCAGCCATAATCTAATTACCTCATGCGCGACGGATTCCACGGGGGTCTTGAACCACCGCTTCTACCGTATCGTCGTTAATGATGCGGAACTCCCTACCGTGGATGACCACGCGGGTGCCTGAATACGGACGGGTTAGAACAAAGTCGCCTTCCTTGCACCATGAGCCGGTGGGGAAACGTTCCTTGTCTGCATAGCAGAGGTCACCCATCTTCACGACAAACAGCACGACCGTGGTCAGTTCCTCGGTTCGCTTCGTGTCATCTGCCTTGATGATGCCGCCTTCAAACTCCTCCTCTACGTGCGGTACTGCACACAACATCCGATAGCCTTTCGGCTCTGGCAGTAGTTTGGCCTTAGCAGCCTCTTCCTGCGTTTTTGCTACGTCGATGCTACTCACTCTTCCTCCAGTCTTTTTGCAAGGTCTTTAAGATGATTGCGCGCGAGGTCGAGACCCTGTAACGCCCCGCAAAGTCGTTTGTATTCACCCTCGTCCAACTTGCCTTGGATTAGAGTGTCGATGACCAACATGCGCTCTTCTTGAAGCCTCGTATCGAGGTATTCCAGAGCGTTTGAGTAAGACATTTACTCCTCCTTCTTTGAGCCTTTCGGCGGTCGCATCGCTGCCCGAATAGCAGCGTCTTTGCTCTTTGCGATGTCGATACCCATACGCATGCCTTCGGACTGCTGCTTGGCAGTCAAACCAGCCTTGTGCTTCTGGACATCCACACCGAGTCGGGCAGCGTCAATCTGTGAGCGATTGGCAATCTCTTGCTTGCGAAGGTCGAGTTCATCGGCCTTGGTCGCTGCCATGATCTGCATCTCCTGCTGCTTGCGCTGCAGTTCTGCCTGCTTGAGTTGTGCATCAAGTTGAAGTTCAGCCTGCTTGACCTGCGCTTCCATCTGGATTTGCTGCGCTTTGAGTTGCAGTTCCTGTTGACGAAGTTGCAGTTCTTGCTGCTGCATCTGCAGCACAGGGTCTTGTGCCTGTTGCTGAGCCTGCTGTTGTTGAACCTCCTGCTGATCTTTTTGTAGCAGTTTGGCTGCAGCCTGAGCAGAGAGGCGCGATATCTGTACCTCAACGGCTTCAGGCAGTTTGGTGTCTTCACCATTCTCTTGCGTCGGCGGTAGTGCTGCGCCGAGTTGTTCTTCGATCTCTTTGCGGTACTGGAAGGCGATGTGCTCCATGATGTGCGCCATAGCAGCGCCCATGATCTCTTGCGCCTTCGGGTTTTGACCGATCATCTGCCGCAACTTCGGGTCTTGCATGGCAGAGTTATGTACCATCAAGTGCGCCTCGTGATCCTGATAGATGAACGCCTTGGCAGGTTTGCCATTCAAGATGTCCATGTTCTCGGTCACAGGGTCTTTGGGCTTGGCGTCCTGTGCAGGCGGGATAATCTTGTCAGCGTTTTTCACGCCAAGCGTTTCGATCATTTGCCTGTGCAGATACTGCATGTCATAGATATTCGGCGCGGTCTGCGATAACTGCAGCACGGCTTGGTACTGCACGATCTTCTGCGACATCGTAGCCGCGTTCGGATCACTGACCGGAATGACATCGACATCGTCGTAGTCAGCCCTTTTGGCCTTGCGATCACCGACTTCCGGCTCGTACGAGTATTCTTCTGGCGTGTTGTCACGAATGATCGCAGCAAGGAGTTTGAACTCTTGCTTCATCGTGTAGTAGATACGCGCCTGCACCGCCGTCATAACTTTGAGAACACGCTCAAGCACGGCAAGCGTCGTACCCACCGGAGCCTGCGAGGACATGTCGCTGATCTTGAGATCAGACACCGCAGCGAAGCGACGGCCATCCTCGACCACCTTGTCCATGAGCATGGCAAGGGTCTGGCTCGGCTCCTTGTACGGCAGCGGCAGGATGTTGTCGCGTACCGCACCCGAAGGTACGTCTACGTCTCGCCACTCGCCGGGGGCGATGGGGGTGTCGTCTCCCTTGATACGGAGACCACGTGATTTGAGACCACCCGGAAGGTTGCTAAGAGTTCCTGCGTCGATAAGTTGGCGAAGCAGGGAGGTTGCCGCTTTGGAGTGCCCGCCGATAAGGTGGATAAGTCCGAAATAATAAAAGCCAAAGCCGGGGATATATCCGTAATGGACAAAGTGCTGCCGCTTTGATTTGAGTTTGTCATCTTCTTGCCAGTTGCGGCGTATCGCCAGAACTGTCCCCGTCCCCTTCTCAATCGTCACTACGTACGGTAGTGCAATGCCTGTCTCGTTGTTGTCTTTATCGACATCGGGATAACCCGGCAGGTCGATGTTCACGTGCATCTCAAGCAACTGGAACCGATCATCCATCGTCGCTGAGAAGCCTTGATCCTCTGCCTTCTGCTTCTCCACCTCGTCCATCGTGCGAACCGGATCGCCCAAGTCGATGTCGCGGTAGAAGCCTGCGTACTGCAGTTTGATTAGTTCGTTCTTCGTTTTACGCATGCGATGCGTAACACGCTCGGCACCTTCCAAATTGGCCGCGCCGTACGGCACGATGATGTCTTCAGCCGGGATATAGATCGCTGTCTGCCGATCAAGCGATGGGTCAAAGTAGACCTTCTTGAACGCGTTACCTGCCAGAGCCAAACTCAGCAACATGCGCTCATGCTCTGGGCGGTATTCCTTCATCACCTCGGTCAATTGGTAGTTCATGTCATCAGCGACACGCACAGCCGAGTCTTTCTTCTCTGGAGTCTCCTTACCAACGATCTTGGCTTTGACCGGCCCTGCGGCAGGGAAGGTCTCCATGATGGTCTCGGACTGGAACTTGACGGCTGACTCCATCAAGAGCGGGTGGTATACACCACAGGCACCGGGCCAAGGCTCAGTACGCTCCTCGTACCGGATACCCAGAATCTTTAAGCCTTTGACGTAGGTATCCAGCCAGTCCTTGCGCGAGGCTAAGTCCTGCTCGTACTGCCCGATCAATTCGCCAGCAAGGGAGCCTAGTTCGCCCTCGCTCATGAAGTCAGCGAGATTGGCGTCAAAGTCTTCGGCGCGAGGCTCGGACTTGACCATCTCAACGACCATGCCATCAACGCCGATAGCCACGCTCTCTGGGTCTTCGATCATAATCTCAATCGGCTCAGGGGGAGCAAGTGCTTCTAAACCCTGCGGAGCCTGCATCAAACTTTTATCGACAGCCATTTAGATTCTCCTAGTAGTATCGCGCTGACGCATTCTTGCGGCTCTTAAACCACTTCATCGGTTCTGGCTCGTCAGTGGGCAGGCGTATAAAGCCGCCCTGACGGAAACGCAAAAGAGCCAACGTGGTCGAGTCCACCAAGTCGTCGTTCGTGCCAGACGGGAAGTCGTTGCACTCTTCAACCACCTCCCAAGCCCAGCGCCTATCAGGCACCCAGACTATACCCGCAGCAAACAGGTCTGACACAGCATTTACTCTGCTGATCTTGTCTTGTCCCTTGGACGGGGTGAACTCGCTAAGCGGCACGCCCATCCGGCGCATCTCTTGATATAGCGCCGCCCCGTTGGACTTTTTCTCCACGATAAACGAGTCGGGGTTCCACTCCTTGTACTGCTCCAGCA